ATTCCTGATGGCGGCGTGGTTGGTTTTTCAGCAGACACGGTTGCCGCTGCCGGTTCAGATTCTTCTGATGCTGCGGCGTTGTCCGATCAGGTAACAGTCGTTACCGGTGCTGACGGGGCCAAAGGCGTTGTTCTTCCTGCGGCTGCGGATCTTGAAGAGAGAACGGTCATTAATTACAGCCCGACTTATGCAGTCAAGGTCTACCCGGTTGATTCCGGAGATGACAAAATCAACGAGCTGGCCGCAAACCAGCCGTTTATTTTGTACCCCAACCAGAAACTGACCTTTAAGGCCGTATCAGCTACTCAATGGTACACCGAGCGTGCCCGGCCTGTTTATGAGACTCATTTTGAAGTTTTTGACGACTTTTTAGGAGCGTCAATCGACACTACCGATAACTGGGTGGTGTTTGCAGGCGGTGACGGAGACGCCACAGCAGGCGCAATTACCGGAACCTTGGAGGCAGAAGGCGCAATCGTTATAGGCTCCGGCGATGCCGGGGACGCTACTGACGGTTCGGTATTAAGTCTGATTAGCGCGGACAAAGCTTCTCTGGTTAGCCTTGGCACGACCGTTTTTGAAGCGCGCGTATCATTTGATCAGATAACCGGCGTTGCTGCCTGGTTCGGGCTGGCGGATGCAATCGCAACAGACGACGAGCACCTGATTCACACCGTTGACAGCGATACGGTTGCCGATGGCGGCCTGACCGTTACCGATGCGGTGGGATTTGCTTTTTCCACGGACGCTACTGCTACCGACAAGTGGCAGTACACTTCGGAAAACAACGGCACAATTGGAAATTCTGCTGCTGAAGAGGCCAGTTCAAATGGCCCGACCGCGGACACTTACGATGTGCTGCGCATCGAGGTTGATGCGGACGGCGATGCCCGGTTTTATCTAAACGGCGTTCTGGAGACAACCAGAGCAACGGCGGTAAATACCACTGCGACGCTGGTGCCCTACATCGGACTGGATTCCGGGACTGATGCCCAGACTGTAACTGACCTGACTGTTGATTACATTTTGTTCCAGGGCGGCAGAACCTCCGACAATTCCTGACACCCGCCCGGCTCCCGCCCTTAACCCCGGGGCGGGAGCTTTTCCTTTAACACTCTTTTTATGGAGAAGATTATGAAAGTTAAGATGAATACGATTATGTGCGGTCCTGAAGGCAATTTTCAGCCCGGCCAGATAGCCGAATTTGAAGACAAAAAGGCAAAGGATCTGATCAACGGCGGATTTGCCGAAAAGTACGAAGATCCGGAAGAGGCTGCGCGTAAAGCTGCGGCGGCCAAAAAGAAAGCTGAACAGGAAGCTGCCAGAAAAGCGGCCGAAGAAGCGGCTCAAAAGGCTGATCAGGAAGAAGCCACGACCGGCCCGGCGGAAAATGCCGCTACCGGCAAAGCAGGCAAGAAGTAATTTAAACCGGACCTTTCCAGCAGGAACAGGGCATAAAAGGCAATCAAAATGACAGATAATTTCTCCGAGCACCAAAAGGGCCTTATTGCGCCGCTTACGAAATTCTATGACGTTACGCCTGATGACGATAACGACCTGTCGGTTAAGCCGCGGGCGGTACTGGTTGGGACATCCGGCGATCTGGAAATTATTGACGAAGCCGGCACGACTATCGTGATTCACGATTTGGCGGCGGGGCTTTGGCACCCGATCAGGCCGGCCAGGATCAAGTCCGGAAACACCACAGCATCAAATATCATAGCTGCTGATTGATGACCGGACTTGCTCTTGCCACAGACGGCGCGGCCGCAACCAGAATACTTTCGCTTGCCGAGGTAAAAACGCATCTGCGGGTTACCTCAGACGATGAGGACACCCTGATCGGTTCCCTAATCGATGCGTTTGAATCGCATATTGACGGCCGCGACGGCGTGCTAGGGCGCGCACTGATAACCCAGACCTGGCAGTGGACGCTTGACGATTTTCCTGCCAGCGACGAAGACGCGCTTCTTGTGCCGCTGCCGCCGTGCCAGTCAGTGACAAGCATTCAGTACGTGGATACCGACGGCGACACCCAGACCTGGAACGCTTCCAACTGGGTGCTGGACAACGACCGCGATCAGGCTCTGATTTATCCTGATTACAACGTAAGCTGGCCTTCCCTGCGCGATCAGCGCAAGGCGGTGACTATTACTTTCACAGCCGGCTACGGCGATTCTGCTTCCGACGTTCCGGAAGCAATCCGGCAGGCCGGACTGCTTACAATCGGGCACTGGTATGAAAATCGCCAGCAGGTAGCAATGAACGCGAATTTCTCGGAACTGCCCTTTGCGGTGCAGTCACTACTGGCCCCTCTCCGGGTTCTCAGGTTTTAAATGCACATCGGCCGACTGGACAGGAAAATCACGATCGAGCAAAGCACGCCGACCCGCAATTCCAGCGGCGAAGCGGTGGATAGCTGGTCCACCTTCGCCACCGTCTGGGCGCAAAAGCAGGATTTACGCGGGCAGGAGTTCTTTGCCGCCAGGCAGGTCAATTCTGAAGTAATAACAAAATTTAAAATTCGCCATCTTTCCGGGGTTACCCGGGCGATGCGGGTCAATTACGGCGGCAGCTACTACCGCATCGAGCAGATCGTAGAGCTCGGCAGAAACGAGGCGATGGAACTGATAACAGCCGCGCAGGTGGATTAAAAATGGTCGGAACTTTTGATTACAGCATCGCCGGCGCAGATGAGTTGCAAAAGGTTCTTCGCGCCATGCCCGATCAGATCAGCGAAAAAGTTCAGGTTGCGGCTTTGCGTAAAGGCGGCAAAATTATTGCCGATCAGGCAAAGCAAAATGCGCCGGTTGATGAAGGCGATCTTAGAGACGCGATTGCTGTGCGCAAGACGCCTAAAAAACTGCAATCGAGGCACGGTCTGGGCCTTCTGGTTGTCAGCGTCAAGGTGCCGCCCGGCAATCATGCTCATCTGGTAGAATTCGGCACAGGTCCGCGCCGTCAGAAAAACGGACGCTTTACCGGCCAAATGCCAGCCCAGCCTTTTATGCGCCCGGCGGTCGATGCGAAATCGCAGGAAGCCATTAATGCAATCGGCAAAGAACTTGGCCTGCAGATTGAAAAAGCCGCCGAAAAGCTGGCCGGTTCGTTTAAGGGCAGCGGTCTTGCCAAGAAGCGCCGCGGCGGCAAACTTAGGCTGCGTTAATGTCGATTTCCGGCGCAATATACGCGCGGGCCCAGGCGCACTCAGGTTTAAGCGATCTTATTTCCGGCCGGTGCTACCCGGTCAAAATGCCCGATAACGTCACTCTTCCGGCGGTTACTTTTCAGGTTATTTCCGCGCCGCGCACCAGCGTTTTCGGCGAGGATACCGGAGACGTACGCGCACGGCTCCAGTTTGACGTCTGGGCCGAAAACTTCGGAGCCGACAATCAGGCTCTTGAAATTGCCGATCAGCTCCGGGCCGCTTTTCAGCGATACACCGGCACGCTGGACGGCACGCTGATCAATGACATCATGATCCAGAGCGAGCGGCATGAGTGGGACGACAAGGCCCTGCTTTACCGCCTGAGCTTCGATTTCATCATCTGGTACGAGGAATCCTGATAAAATGAGCACGACAATTTTAAAGAACCAGAAAGTCTGGTTTGACGGCTATGACCTCAGCACCCAGATCAACTCGCTCGGTCTGTCCCACGAGGCGGAAGCAAAGGACGATACGGTGCTCGGGGACGACACCCGCTCGAACAAGGGCGGCCTGAAGATCAGCGCTTTCAGTCTGCAGGGATTCTGGAATTCCACCCAGGACAAGCCGATTTTCAACAATATCGGCGGCTCAGGCAAGCTGATTACTTTTGGTTCGGCTTCCACCGAGGGCAGCGCGGTCTACATGCTGCAATCATTGCTTTCAACCTACAATATTGACGGAGAGCTGGGCGAGCTTTTGCCGTTTTCACTTGACGCCGCCGCCCGTGACAATCTGGTGCGCGGCACCCTCATGGAAAACGACAGCGACGTCACTACTACGCAAAACGGCACCGCCCGCCAGGTTGGCGCAGTCACGGCTGCGCAGAAAATGTACGCCGGGCTCCACGTTACCGGGGTCAACGGCACAGGCACTCTTGACGTGACTGTAGAATCCGATGCCGCCGACGATTTTACCGGCTCGGAAAGCACCAGAATAACTTTCGATCAGGTCACCAGTTCGGTGGGCGGTCAGTGGAAAAGCGTTTCAGGAGCAATCACCGACGACTGGTGGCGCGTTGTCGCCACGCTTGGCGGTGCTTCTCCTGACTTCGACTTTGTCGCTGCGCTCGCAATTCTTTAAACACCCTCAAACTTACCGGAGAAAATCAAATGGCAACCAAGGTTCTGACCGACGCCTACATCAGCGTCGATTCCAACGACATCTCCTCGGATTCCAACCAGCTCAGTTTAAGCTATGAAGCTGAAACCCAGGACGACACCGTATTCGGAGACGATACCCGATCCAACAAGGGCGGGCTCAAAAACTGGAGCATGGAAATCAGCGGCCTGAACGATTTCGCCGACAGCGCCGTCGATGATATTCTTTTTGCTCTTGTCGGAACCACGGTCACTGTCGCATTCAGACCGACAAGCGACGCGGTTTCGGCTTCCAATCCTTCTTATTCCGGCACCGGCCTGATCCAGTCCTATTCGCCCGTTCAAAACAGCATCGGCGAACTGGTGGGTTACTCTCTTTCAGTTGTATCCGCCGGCACGCTCTCCAGAAGCGAGTCCTGATAATGGGCGAGGTTCTCACAAAAGATAAAATTTTAGCCGCTGAAGACAGAGCGGCGGAACGTGTCAAAGTGCCTGAGTGGGGCGGAGACGTTTACGTGCGGATCATGTCCGGCGCCGAGCGCGATCAATGGGAATTGTGGTGCATGAAAAACGCTGCAGATCCGCAAAACGTCCGTGCTTATCTGGCGGTTTTAACCGTTGTAGACGAAGCCGGTAACAATCTTTTCAGTTTTAAAGACGTCGAAGCTTTGGGCCGTAAATCCGCCGCCGCTCTCGACCGGATTTTTGAAACCGCCCAGCGGCTCAACTCCCTGAACGCCGCCGACATCGAGACACTTGAAAAAAACTAGAAAGCCGCCCCTGGCAGAGGTTCGTGCTAATGCTTGCCAAAGACCTTGGCATGACGAAAGCCCGGCTGCTGGCGGAGGCGGATTCGCAGGAGCTGAGCGAGTGGATCGCGCTTTACCGGCTCCAGTCTAAAGAAATGCAGGAAGCGCAGCAACGCGCCGAACTTGACAGCCGGGCCCGCTCCGGCGTGGAAAAAATGAAAAACGCGGTGAAAGGTAAAAAAATCTAAATGGCGACAATCGGTTCTTTATTCGTAAATCTGGACACTAATATCGCCTCGTTTCAGCGCGATATGGGCAAGGCGTCCACAGCCGTCAAGTCCGGTTCGGCCCGGATGAACAGGTCACTGGCAACAGTTCAAAAAAGCTGGTTAAAGGTCAACCGCACGGTAATGCGCTCGATCAAGAGTCATTTGAATTTTCAGAGCGCAATCGCCACGCTGGCCGGTTCCGCCGGAATGGGGTACCTGATAAAGCAGTCTATCGAATACGCTGACGCAATCGGCAAGACTGCCGACCGGCTTGGCGTTGGAACCGATGCGCTGCAGGCCTACCGTTTCGCCGCCGAGCAATCGGGCGTAGAGCAGCGCCTGCTGGATGACGGCCTGCAGCGTTTCAACCGCCGGATCGGGCTGGCAATCGACGGCAACAAATCCTATGCGGACACTTTTAAAAAGCTTGGAGTGAATGTAGAGGCTGTAAAAAACGGCCAGCTTTCCATTGAAGACGCTTTTTTGCAGACTGCGGACGCGGTTCAGAAAATCGGCACGGTAAGCGAAAAGGCGGCAACGATTTCTCTGGCATTCGGCGAAGATGCCGGGCCGAAGCTTGTCAACCTGCTGGATCAGGGCCGGGACGGAATTCTTCGCTACACGCAGCAGGC